AGTCAGTATTGTTTCGATTCCTAGTGATTTTGCCAACGTCGGTGTTGGGCGTTCTTTGAAAGAAGTTGTTACTGTTGCGCTAGAACAACCTAATATAGTAGAAGATCGTTCTAACGACTCAATAGCGTCTTCTGACGCACTGTCCACATCTACCCCAGTTCAAATGACCACTACTCCAAAGGAAACAATGGAGGTGCGTTCAGAAGTTGACACCCAAAAGGTGATCAAAGAAGAGCGTAGCCGTATCCAAGAAATTCAAACTGTTGGCGCAAAGTATGGCTTACAGGATTTAGCTGATAAGTACATCAAAGAAGAAAGAAGCGTTGCTGATTTCAACTCTGCTGTTCTTCGTGAGTGGAAGCCTGAAGCAATTCAACAGAATACAGGCGAGATTGGAATGACTGAGAAGGAGACAGGAAGTTTCTCTTTCTTAAGAGCATTGAACTATCTTGCTAATCCTCAAGATGCAAGAGCTAGAGAAGCAGCTTCATTTGAAATTGAAGCTTCTGAAGCAGCATCAGCAAAGCTTGGTAGAGCATCAAGAGGAATAACAATCCCTCAAGACGTTCTTGTAAGAGACTTACAAACTTCTCCTGGCTCTGCTGGTGGAGACGTTATTAGAGAGGAGCTTCTAACAGGTTCATTTATAGACCTGCTCAGAAATGAGAGTGCCTGTGCGAGAGCTGGTGCGACTGTACTTTCGGGCCTCGAAGGTATGATCAAAATTCCTAAGCAATCTGGAGCTGCTTCAGCAACCTGGATCGCTGAAGGTGCTGCTGCTGCTGAATCAGATCAAACCTTGACACAGGTAAGTTTGGTTCCTCGTACAGTTGGTGCTTACACAGACGTAACAAGAAAGCTACTTCTTCAGTCATCTATTGACATAGAGAATTTCGTTAGAGCTGACTTAGCTAGAGTTATCGCTCTTAAGATAGATTTAGCAGGATTGTATGGTTCTGGAGTAGCGAATGAGCCGCTCGGAATTAAGAACACAGTTGGTATTGGCGCAGAAGCTTTTGCTGGTGCTGTTCCTACTTTCCCTGAAGTTATTGCAATGGAATCTGACTTAGGTACTGCTAACGCATTACTTGGTTCTCCTTGCTATATCACTAACGCATCTATGCGTGGTTCTTTGAAGGGAACTAAGAAGGATTCAGGTTCAGGTGAGTTTGTTTGGACTGGTGGACAAGATGGTGAGATGAACGGCTACAGAGCTTTCGTTTCTAATCAAGTTTCTGCTGGTGATGTTTGGTTTGGAAATTTCTCTGATCTTCTAATGGGCTTCTGGTCTGGATTAGATTTAACAGTCGATCCTTACACAAACTCAACTTCTGGCACTGTTCGTATAGTCGCATTACAAGATTGTGATGTAGCTGTTCGTCATGCAGAGAGTTTCTGCTTAGGAACATAAATGAGAATCGAACTCCTTAGTTCCATTTGGATTCAAGGAGAGATAGCAAAAGCAGGAGAGGTAATTGATGCTTCTCCTTCTGATGCTAAAGCTCTTATCCAATCAGGAAAAGCAAAAGTCGCTTCAGTCTGTGAAGTGAAAAAGGAGGCGAAAAAGAAATCAACTCCTAAATCTAAAAAAACTTCAACTCCCGTAGAGGAGGAATCAACAAATGACTCTTAAAAATCTCGGCTCAAAAACCGACGTTCTAAATTTATTAGGCAATGACGTAGTTGCATCAACAGGCGTTGGTTCAGCAGTCAACATCCAAACCTATGAAGGTAGTGCAGCTTTTGTTTTAACAGCAGAAGCTGGTGGATCTGGTATTACTTATGCCGTAAAGATCACTGAATGCGACACTTCAGGTGGCTCTTACACAGACGTTACAGGTGGTGCTTTTACAACTACTTCTGCAAACACTGCATTAGTTGAAAAGATCTACTTAAACATTTCTGAGTTAAAGCAGTATTTGAAGGTTTCAACAACTGTTGCTGGTGGTTCTGGTGCAGGTGCATTAGCCGTCGTTGCTCTTGCTTCTAAGAAGTACAGCTAATAGTTAAGTGTCATTCTCTGACGATTTAACAACAATGCTAGGCAGTCCGTTTGCATCATCCTGTACGGCTGGTGGAACGACTGCCAACGGCATTTTATCTGAGCCGTCCCAAGTCCTAATGGACGGGATGGTTCTTTTTAGTGACTATCAGTTAAGAGCAAAAAATAGTGATTTTGGAACATTAAAAGCTGGTGATGCAATAACTGTTGCGGGTACTGGTTACACAGTTAGAGAAACACGAGTTTTAAATGACGGATTAGAAGTTGATATTGCCTTACAAAAAACATGACGACAAAACGAGAACAAATCTTAGATCAAATCAAATCAGTATTAACTTCTACTGCTGGTGTCTCTAGTCGTGTCTATCGCTCAAGGGTAGTTCCACTTGCCAGAAATGAGAGTCCAGCCCTAGTTATAGAGCCAGTTTCAGACAGTTCTCAAGCAAATTTAAGTTTACCTAAGCTTGACTGGTCATTAAATGTTCGTGTCGCTGTAATCGTTAGAGGTGATGTTCCAGACGAGGTAGCAGATCCAATTGTTGAGTCTTTACATAGCAAAATTACTGCTGATTTAACCCTTGGTGGTTATGCGATTGATGTCCAACCTGTAGGTGTCGATTTCGCTTTAATGGATGCTGATCAGCCAGCAGGTGTTATTAGCTGTAACTATTTAGTGAGATATAGAACTGAAATGAATGACTTAACTACATAAAGTCGCCTATTATATGGATACGACTATTAAGTATGCTAAACACGACGAGGTTCTAAACTAATGGCTCTCTTTTCAAGATCACGACTAATCCAAACTAAGATTGAGTCTTCGTATAGCACTGACTCATCGCCTGCGGGAACAGATGCAGTCCTAGTAAGGAATCTCGATGTATCACCTATTGAAGCTGAAACAGTTTCAAGAGATCTGATCAGGTCTTACATGGGTAACAGTGATCAGCTATTAGCAAACACAAGAGTAGCTATAAACTTTGAAGCAGAGATTGCAGGTAGTGGAACAGCAGGCACTGGTAGTCGTCTGGATTCTTTGATTCGTGCATGTGGCTTTGCCGCTACCACTACTGGATCGGCTGTTACTGGATCATCACAAGCAGGCGGTGCTGGAACAATTACTCTTGCTTCTGGTGCTAGTGCAGTTGATGACTATTACAACGGTATGGTCGTAACGATCACTTCAGGAACAGGTAATGGTCATAAAGGTTTAATAGTTGACTACAACGGAACATCAAAAGTAGCAACAGTAAAAGCAGGCACAGCAACATTCGTTCCTGGCACCAGTTCTGGGTATTCAATCGCTGCAAATGTTGGCTACTTGCCAAAATCAAGCTCATTTGAATCAACCACAATTTACTTCAATAACTCAGGTGTGCTACACAAAGCCACAGGCTGTCGAGGAAGTATTTCATTGTCACTGGAGGTCGGCTCAATTCCAGTATTCAATTTTTCTATGACTGGAATCTACAATAGTCCGACTGATACAGCTTTACCTTCAACTACTTATTCAAATCAGACAACACCAGTTCTATTTAAGGCTGGAAATACGGTTGCTGTTTCCTTGATGGATTATGACAGTGCAGCTATTTCTTCCTTAAGTCTTGATATGGCTAATGAGATTGTTTACAGAGAGCTTGTAGGGTCAGACAAGAGTGTATTGATGACTAACAGGGCACCTAGTGGAACAGCCGTTATAGAAGCTCCTACAATCGCTCAGAAAGACTTCTTTACTATCGCTAACGCTGATACAACAGGTAAAATCTGCTTCCAACATGGAACTACAGCAGGCAATATTGTTTCTGTTCTGGCTCCTGTTTGTGACATCGGAAACCCAACATATTCTGACGATCAAGGAATCCAGATGCTAAATCTTCCATTCGTACCAACTCCTAGTGCAAGTGGAAATGATGAGGTAAAGCTTACTTTCTGTTAGTTTTAGCGTTATTGTTGCGTAGTAGCTATAACACCGCATGGCTTTTGTTCGTAAAAAGGTCGCTTCCTATAAGTGGCCTGTAAAAGTTGAGTCTCCATCTGCTGAATCAGCAGGTAAATTTGATATTGAAACATTTGATGCTGTTTTCAATCGTTTGAAACGATCAACAATTAATGAACTTGCAGATTCAGGTGATGCTGATCTAATAGATGCTTGTTTACTTGATTGGGAAGGAATAGAAGAAGAGGATGGTTCTACTATTCCATGTAATAAAACGAATAAAGCTGAATTTATTGATGATCCTTACTGGGCAAAAGCTGTTATTACAGCATTGCTTGAATCATTAGAGGGCGCAAAGGCAAAAAACTAAAAGAGGCTGCTGAGTATTGGGTCAACGGAGGCAGCCAGGATGATACTTATGATGATGCTGCTGTATTAGGTATTTCAATGCCTAAACAGAAAGAGGAACCTGCGTTTGAAGTATGGGAAGACAACTGGGAAGTAGTTATGATGTTTATAAGACTACAAACACAGTGGAATACAACAATGGGAGGATTTATTGGTATTAAATATGAGGTGCTTGAGTGGCTTTGCCGTTTATACTCAGTAAAAGATCATGTAGCAATGCTAGAAGGTATTCAAATTATGGAAGCTTCTGCATTAAAGCTACTTAACGAGAAGGAGTAGATATATGGCTGACGAATTACGAGCGAAGATTAGAGCCTCCGTAACAGGGATGCAGGAGGTTGAAAAACTAAAAAATTCTATGCGTCAGCTTGGCAGCGTCGCAAAGCCAGCAGCATTAGATATAAGCAAACTAAGATCAGCAGCTTTAAAGTTAGGTAACGCAGCCGATAGAACAGAAAACGAATTAAGAACATCAATTAGCGTCTTAACTGATTTAAGAGCAAATGTTTCATTAACAAGTAAAATGTATCAACTTCTTACTAGAGATATAAATAAGGCAGAGGCAGCATTAGCTAAATCAGGCTCTAGCGGTAAAGGTGCTGCTGGTCGCTTTGGTCGTACTGCAAAAACATTAGGAGCCGTTGCGGGTGCTGGTGTCTTTGGTGGTCCTGAAGGTGCGGCTGGTGCAGCTATTGGTGGAATTATTGGTGGCCCAGGTGGTGCTTTGGCTGGTGGTGCGATTGGAGCGCAGGTAAAACAAGTAAGGGTAGCTATATCTTCTACGGCTGAATATTCTGCTGCTTTAGGTTTACAGAGAAAAGCACTTAGATTAGTTATTGCAGATACAGTTAAATACAATAAAGCTCAAACTTTCCTTCAAAATACAAGTAGAAAATTAGCTATTCCACAAGACATAATTGTAAGACAATTTACTGCGTTAACCGCTTCTGTTAAAGGTGCTGGTAAGAGTACAGAAGATGCACAAAAAGTATTTGAATCTATAGCTGCTGGTATTAGAGGTACAGGTGGAAGCTTAGAAGATATGAAAGCGGCGATGACTGCGGTTTCTCAGGTATTTAGTAAGGGTAAAGTCTCAGCAGAAGAGCTTAGGCAACAGCTCGGCGAG